GCTGTACGCGAAAGCTCGGGACGACGGGGCTGATGCGATGGCTGAACAGACCCTCGCAGTCGCTAACGACTCGAGCCGTGACTTTGACGCAGACGGCAACCCTGTCCCAGAGATGGTCGCGCGGAGCCGGCTGAAAGTCGACACGATGAAATGGTATACCTCCAAAATAGCTGCCAAGCGCTGGGGTGATCGCCTCGCAGTAGAGACGTCAGGAGAACAGACACTGCGCTTCGTCGTCCTCCATCAGTACCCAGACGATGCCGCCAAGCAAATTTCGTGACGTAACCCTGCCGCACGCAGGATGGCGAGCTCGCCCATACCAGCAGGGCGCATTCCGCGCGCTCGACAACGGAATCAAGCGCATCGCGCTGGCGTGGCCTCGCAGACACGGAAAGGACGATGTCGGCCTGCACATGATCGCGCAGCAGGCAATAGCTGGACGGGTCGGTAACTACTGGTATGCGCTCCCGCAGTACAGCCAGGCGCGCAAAGCGATCTGGGATGCGGTCGACCCGCACAGGGGCCGCAAAAGGATAGACCTGGCTTTCCCAGCCGAGGCGATCGCAAAGCGCCGTGACCACGAGATGCACATCGAGTTCGTGAACGGGTCGACATTCAGCGTCGTAGGCTCGAATGACCCGGACACACTCGTTGGCGCGCCGCCGGTCGGTATCGTGTTCTCCGAGTACGCCCTCAGCAACCCCAACTCTTGGGCATACCTGCGCCCGATCCTCGCGGAAAACGGCGGCTGGGCGGTGTTCAACTCGACCGTGCGGGGGCGCAATCATTTCCACGGCATGTGCGAGAAGCTGGCGAAGGGGTCGACCGACTGGTACTACTCGCACCTCAGTTGGCGCGACTGTGACGTGTTCACCGCAGAAGACATCGCCCGCGAGCGCAGGGAGATAGCGGCGGAGCGCGGAGACGATGAGGCCGCCATCATCATCGCGCAGGAGTACGAGTCGTCGTGGGACGCTGGATTCCCAGGCGCCTACTACGCGCGTCACATGATGGAGGCGCAAGTGCAGGGGAGAATAGGCGACTACCCCCACGATCCACGCTATCCAGTCGTCACCGCGTGGGACATCGGTAAGCGTGACTCGACCGCAGTATGGTTCGCGCAGATGTTGCCGAACGGACGCCCGCGCCTGATTGATATCCTCGAGGGATCAGGCGCCGATCTAGACTGGTACACCAGGCGCGTCCTCGCCAAGCCCTACGTGTACGCTGAGCACCTGTGGCCGCACGACGCAGCGCAGGAACGGTTCGGGATGAGCGAGACCCTGCAACACCAGGCGGAGAAACTCGGGCTGATCGGCATCCGTATCTTGCCCGTCTCAGATGTCGCGTCCGGGATACAGCAGGTGCGTGCAATGATCCGGCAGGCGCAATTCAACACGCGTCCAGCACCGTGCCAGATCGGCAACGAGTCCGTGAGTGATGCGGAGGATAGGGCAGAGCGCGGGCTGTCGGCGCTATCGAGCTACCACCGCAAGTGGAACGAGGCGAGTAAGCGGTACGACGACAAGCCGCACCACGACTGGTCGAGCAACCCGGCTGACGCGCTCAGGTATCTGGCCGTCGGGCGCCGCGACTGGTACGACCACCCAAACGGCAGGATGGGTGCGGCGCTAGAAGTGGCTGTCAACGAGGACAATTGGCAGGCGCCGCGTCATGGGCGCATCATCACGCGCGGCACAGAATTTGCGAGGCTAGACTGAATGAGCGCACCAAGCGGCGGGGTCGGCGGGGTCGGTAGCAGTGTCAGTGGTAGTGGAGCGTCTGCCGGGCGGACTAACACCAGCACCGCAAACGAGATCGCACAGCAACGGCGACTGCGGCAGGGCAGGCTCGCGGGCATCCTGCAGGCCAGGCGCGATCAATACAGGTCTATGATCCAGCAGACCAATACGGCGCTAGGGGGCACTGCATGAGCGCGAAAAAACCCAAGGCGCCGAAATTGCCCGACCTGGCAGCGCCACCAGCGATTACTGACCCGAACGTGCGCAGGGCGGAGTCCGAAGACAGGTTGGCTCGGCGTAAGGGTGCGCTAGCCAGCATCTATGCCGGACACACCAACCGACGGATGCGCCCGGAACTGAGCGCGGCAGACGTAGCTCGGCGCGACAGGCCATCCGATCAGGTGCCGGGTGCGCCTGACAATATCGATCTGGATGCGATCAGGCGCGCAATCGCCACACTGCAGGGCGGTATCCGTCCGTGAGCGATATTGCCCAGGACATCAAGCGCAACCACCAGTCTTTGGCGCAGTACAGGGCCAACTTCGAGCGCGACTGGCGGAGCATCGAAGAGCGGCTTTCCATCCTGGGGTCGCACTTCCAGACGACGGCGCAAGAACCAGGACGCCGCGGTACAGACAGGCAATTTGACATCACTGCCACGTTGGCGCTGCAGAAGTTTGGCGCGGCAATGGACAGCCTGATATCGCCGTCGACGCAGCGGTATCACGGCCTGGCGCCTATTGATCCAGTGCTGCGAAAGCGAGCTAGGCTGAAGCGCTGGTGTGAAGAGGCAACCGATGTGCTGTTCGCGCGTCGGTATCGGATGCGCGCGAATTTCCAGGCACAGATGTAGACCACAACATGTATCAGCCGGTCCATCTCAACGAGGTCTGGCTGTCGGAGGATGACACCGGCATGGTCGACACGGTGCACAGGATGCGTCGGCCGACAGTCCGCAACATGGCTGAGCGATATGGCGAGCAAGCGCTGCCAGACAAGTGGCGGCTAATGCTCGAGAAAAACCCCTATGAGCGGGTTGAAGTGCTCACATGCACCAAGCCGCGAACGGACTACGACCACGGCCGGCTGGACGCTAAGGGCAAGCGATACGGGTTCTACGTCATCGCGTATGACGAGTGTCTGCTGCTGGAAGAAAGCGGCTACAACACGTTTCCTTGGTCTATTGCGCGCTACCACAGTGAGATTTCGGCTGATGTCTACGGACGCGGCCCTGCGCACATGGCGTTGCCGGCGATCAACAGTGTTAACGAGATGCGCAAGACGCAGTTGCGGGCAGGGCAGAGAGCTGTTGATCCGCCAGTGTTACTGCCGAGCGATTCGCTGATGCGGCCGTTCGACATGCGGTCTGGCGCGTTGAATCGAGGGATGGTCTCGCAGAACGGCACGCCGCTTGCCATCCCGTTCGGGACTGGCGCGCAGTTGCAGTGGTCGCAGGAGTTGATCGGGGACGAGCGGCTTGCGATCAATGATGCGTTCCTGGTCACCCTGTTCCGCATACTGATCGACGAAGGACGCACGATCACTGCGACGGAGGCTCTGCTTAGGGCGCAGGAGAAAGGGCAGCTGCTCAGCCCGACGATGGGACGCACGCAGGCAGAGTTCTTTGGCGCCTGTATCGCGCGCGAACTTGAGATGGCGTGGGAGGACGGCAGCCTAGGCGACATGCCCGATGAGTTGGTGGAGTCTGGAGGGCTGATGGTGGAGTACACCGCGCCGCTGAACAGGCTGATGCGTGCGGATGATGCCATCGCGATCCTACGGAGCGTCGAAGCGATGGGGCCGATGGTCCAGATCGATCCAAACGTGCAATACGTGCTCAAGACTGAGGACGCTTTCCGAGAAATATGCGAGATCAATGGCGTGCCGCAGCGGCTGCTCAATACGCCTGACGATGTGCGGCTGATGGCGCAGGGTGATAGCCAGGCGGCAGCGCAAGAGCAACTGCTGGCAGCGGCGCCTGTTGCGGCTAGCACGCTCAAAGACCTGGCGGCGGCGCGAGCCCAAGCAGGCAATGCCCCAGGCCCGGCGTTTCCCGCTTGATGCAGTGGGCAAAAATGCGATGGGGGCCAGAGTACCGGCTGGCACAGGCCTATCAGACGCTGTTCATGGCCGACAACGGTGCGCTTCGTGATGCAGCCCAGGTAGTGCTAGCAGACCTTGGGCGATTCTGTTGCGGGTTCAGCGGGACTACGGTTGTCAGTGCGAATACGCAGTGTGTAGACCAGGCCGCGAGCAACCTAAACGAAGGGCGCCGAGAGGTACTGATGCGGCTCTACACCAATCTCAACCTACCGCTTTCTCGTCTGATAGACATCGAGAACGCGGAACGAAACATCCAGGAGAACATGAATGGCTGACGACATTGACCCGAATGCTGGAGATGTGCAGAGCTTCCACACGCTGGTCAAGGACCCGAACCTACAGACGTGGGCTCAGCAGCGAGGCTGGAAAGACCCGGACGCCGTCGTGCAGTCGTTCCAGAACGCGGAGAAACTGCTAGGCGCCCCTCGTGATCGGCTGATGGTGTTGCCTGAAGGAGACGATGCGGCGGCGTGGGACCCCGTCTACACCAGACTTGGTCGCCCGGAGTCTGCCGACAAGTACGATATTGCGCTTAAGGGCCCGTACGATGACGGATTCCTGACGGCCGCGAAGACCGCATTCCACAGCAACGGCCTAAATGGTCGTCAGGCGACCGGTATGGCGCAGTGGTGGGAGAGCTACATCGATGGGGTGGTGCAGGCTCAGGACCAGGCGACGCAGCAGCGCTTCGAAGAGGAGTCTGCGCAGTTGCGGCACCAGTGGGGCGAGAAGTATGACGAGCACAACGCGGCGGCCGAGGCAGCGGCGAAGAAGCTCGGGCTAGGAGAAGACGACTTCAAGGCAATTGAGTCGGCGCTTGGGCCGCTCAAAGCGAGGACGATGATGGGCGTGATTGCCAGCAAGGTTCTTGATCCGTCGCAGGACTTCGGCAGCAAGGGCCAGCCTACTGGATGGCGGATGACGCCGGAGAGTGCTGGCGCGCAGATCAAGGCACTCGAGATGGACAGCGACTTCATGGGCAAGTACCTGCGCGGCGACCGCTCGGCGCTGCAGCGGATGAGCGAGTTGCAGCAGATCGCGAGTGCTGGTGGGGAGCAGGCTGCTTGACGCGGGCATACGTTGGTGTAGCGTTGCGTACTGAACTGCTCAAGCTGTGCCATTCACCCGGGATCGAGGTGCGACATGTGCTTGAACGGGCTCGGTTGTACGAAGCGTGGGTGACCGACGACGACGAAAAGCCGGTTGAACAGCTTCTTGAAGAAACGTTAATTCTGGTCGGTACGCCGCAAGGTTCGGCCTGACCCCGCTAAGGTGGGTGCGAGGCGCCGCAGGTAGCGCAAGGCTGAGTTCCGGGCATCCGGGGACGCTCTAGCCGAAACGGTTAAATCCTTTTCGGAGTTAGAGCTATGTCAGTCAACGTTCCTACTTGGTACGTGCGGCAATTCAACCGCAACCTAAACCTGCTCTTGCAGCAGATGGACTCTCGGTTCGCCGGCACTGTCGACATGGGCACCTATGTTGGTGACCAAGGCTCGCCGGTTGATCAGATGGGCATCATTGAAGCCCAGCTTGTTACGGATCGATTCGCGCCGATGGGCCGGGTTGATGCGCCGACTGATCGCCGGTGGGTGTTCCCGTCGGACTATGACCTGCCGCAGTTGTTCGATTCTTTCGACAAGCTGCGCCTGCTCACTGATCCAATGTCCAAGTCTGTGCAGAACGCCTACAACGCAATGCGGCGAGCACGCGACACGCAGATCGTTGGAGCGTTCTTCGGGACTTCGCAGACTGGCGCGGGTGGCGCGACGTCTACTGTTTTTCCGACCGCGGTCTTCCCGGCTGCCGGTGGGCAGACAGTATCGGTGTCTGTCGGCGGTACTACGTCAAGCTTGAACGTTGCCAAGCTCAAGCAGGGCCTGCGCATTTTCTTGCAGAACGAGATCGATTTGGACGCAGAGCAGATTTACTGCGCTATCTCGGCGGCGGAAAACGAAGCGCTGCTGAAAGAGATCGAGGTAATCAACGAGGACTACGGCCCGCTGAAACCGGTAGTCGAGAAGGGCAGAGTGCGCTCGTTCATGGGCATCCAGTTCATCAACTCCGAGCGTCTGACGACTGGCACGGACGATGCTGCCGGCACCAGCCGCGCAGTGCCGATGTGGACCAAGGACGGCATGCACCTCGGCGTGTGGAACGACATCGAGGCCGACATCTCGCAGCGTAAGGATATCCGCTCGCTGCCTTGGCAGGCCTACGTGAAGCAGACCATCGGCGCAACGCGGCTGGAAGAAAAGCGCGTCGTGCGGGTGTGGTGCCGTTAATCGGTAGCTGATCTGCTGGGGCCGGTAATTCCGCCGGCCACCAGCCCCACAACAGGACCGGCGAGAGGCCGGCTAGGAGAACTGCAACATGGCAATCAAGAAAAGCGCATCGGCAACGAATCGCGATGCAACCCCGAGAATCCTCGTCAACGGCGCGCTGACATCTGGGCGGCTGCGTGGAGGGATCGGCAAGTGCGATATCGCCAGTGGCGAGACGGTCGGCAACCAGTTGATTTGCGTGACGGACATCCCGTCAAACGTCTTTGTGCGATCGGTCAAGCTTTGGTGCCCTGCCATTGCGACGGCAACAGCGGTCAACATTGGCTTGTATCGAACGACTGCGGACAGCCCGGCCGGCGGCGCAACCAATACGGTTGTCAGTGCGAGCTTGTTCGCGGCGGCGCAGGTGCTGACGGCCGCGCTGAACGGCACGGAGATTTCGCACGCATCTGGCACGTTCACCAACGCGATGCGCGAGCAGCCGTTGTGGCAGGCGCTGGGTCTGGCTGCTGATCCTGGTGTGCTGTATGACCTGAGTGCGACCGTCACCACGACATCGACCGCAGCGGGTCTGATCGTGCTGTCCATCGATTTCGTCTGATCTGTCCAGGGGGCTTAGGCCCCCTATGGAGTTGAACCATGGCAGTCCGATTTTACGGGGTTGACCTGGGCGGCAGTCGGCCGGAAGAGGTCACCGAACAGGCGACAACTACGAGCAAATACGTAGATGTCCAGGTGGTCTATGACGCGACTGGGAACGCCAAGTCATTCACGCTGCAGGCGTTGCAGGCAGTGATGGAGTACATCGTTCGCGACACATGGCCTCCGGTCTAAGGAGGCTTGAATGGCCGTTGTAGTCCCTACAATCATCACGCTTGATGGTGGCACTAAGCTGGTCACGTGGCTGAACATGCTCAACGGCGATACCGGTGCGCCGGTGTATCTGCCGGAGTTCGGTGACCGATCTGTGCAACTGTTCGGCACGCTCGGCGTCGGCGGCAACGCGCGCCTAGAAGGCAGTAACCAGTTGCCGACGGTCGTGCCTGGCGCCGCAGAGTATTGGACGCTGACCGATCCAGGCCTTACTGCGATCAACCTGATAGCCATTGGCGCCGGCGAAACCGTGCTTGATCCAGCAGTGCAGATGCGTCCAAACATCACGGCGGGGGACGGCACAACCAGTCTCACTGTGCGGATGTTCTGCCGGAGGATTTACTGATGGCGATCGACGTGAGTGCTACAGAGGCCGTGGAAGCCCTGCAGGGATGGATTCGCACCTTCCGCGCAGTTGAGCATTTGGAAAAGGCCGCACGTTGGGCTGCCAACATGGAAGCGGTTAGCGGCGAGCTAACAGCGGCGGTGGAGAAGCTGCGCGCCGAAATCGTCGACGAGCAAACTGCGCTGAAGGACGCGAAGGCAGCCACCGGCAAGGCAAAGGAGAAGGCGAGTGACACCATCCAGCGAGCCGAGCACGAGGCCGGCGACATCCGAGCGAAGGCAGAAGCCGAGGCTGGAGCCATTACGACCGAGGCCCAGCGTCAGGTCGAAGAGCAGCAACAAGCGCTAGCGTCGCTCAAACTGGAGTGTGAGGGCGCGAACGACGCGATCTCTCAAGCGCGTGTTGATCTGGACGATCTGCACAAGCGGCTCGAAGACGCCAAGGCTTCTATCCGTTCGCTGCTGCAGAGCGCGTAGATGAAGCTGCGGCAGGAGCGTAATGGCGCAGTGCCATTATTGGAGGCGGATGTGCCGTGGGCC